CGCGCAGCGTGAGCTTTGCATCGGCAAGCGTCACGGGCTCTTCCGCCGGGCCGGAGATGGGCTTGAGTTCCATTCGTGATCACCAAGAAAAAGCCCGGCACATGGCCGGGCTGGGTGCTGCTGAGATGGGGGTTTAGCCCCCGACCCTTCGGGGATTGGGTTATCCCCGCGCAACGGGGGTTAGATTTCGGCCTGCCAATCCACGATCAAAGCCCCGGAGGTGCCGGCGCGGGACAAGGTGAAGTTCGCGGAGGCTCTCGACGACACCCACACCGCTTCGTTCGTGCGCGGCGTGACGACGACGGAATTTGGCGTGGTCGCAAGGCCGTGCGTAACGACAAGTGTGGAGGAGCCATCCGCAATCGTTGCGGAGCCACGCGACTCGGTGACGTAGCCGACATTGCGACGAACGACCGTATCGGGCTGGAGGCCGGTAATCGCAGTGTTGGAGGTGTTGCGGATGCGGTTTTCGGTCAGGGAAATACCTGTCACGGCGGCGAGGATGTTGATGCCGTTGCCCGTTGCGCCGTTGATGTCGTTGCCGGAGACGCGCGAATCCTGGCCGCTGACGCGGATCGCGTGCGATCCGGAGGTTTTGATGATGTTGTTGATGATGATTGCAGCGGCGGTGTTGATGCTGATTGCTGAGCTGGAGGTGTTCGTCAGGCTGTTGCCATCGAGCACAACGTCGGCGTTGGTGCCGGATGTGATGACCATGCCGGTCGTGCCGCCGTTGCATTTGTTGTTTGCGATTATCACATCCGACGCGCCTGCAATCTCTACGTGATATTTCGTCGGGTTGACAGATTTATTGTCCGAAATCTGGACACTACTGCTCGCCGTCGTGACATACACTGACCGGTCTCCAGAGCCGATGATGGTGTTATTTCTGACGGTCGCACCGGCGGCGGAAATCAACTGCACACCGGCGGAGTCGGCACCAGTGGTCTGGATCAGGTTGCCGTCTGCGCTGAGGTCTGTGCCGTAGGACAGAACGATGGCTGCACCGGTTGTGTTGTAGATTTTGTTGTTGCTGAACGCTACGGACTCGCAGTTGTTTGACGTTGCCAGCCCAAACCCCCCCGGCCCAATGATGTTGTTTGAGCAGGTCACGCGCTTGGAGTTTGTATGTACAGAGATGCCGCCCTCACCCTCGGCACCGCTGTTGAGGATCACATTGCCGTGGAACAACAAGTCATAGCCCGTGTGGACGACCATCATGTTGCCGTCAACAAAGTTGCCACGGATGATGCCGTTATTATTAACCGGCGCGGTTACATCAGTGGATGCAACGTCGATGGATGCGCGCCAGGAAAACCCCGTTACGTGGTTCCCCTCGATCGTGAAGTAGGCGCGGGCGCCCTTCGCCGTGTTCGTCGGTGTGAATCCCTGGTTCCAGACGATGATCTTGTGGCCGATAGTGTTGAACACCCGGCAGCCCCGCACCGTGACGCGGTTGGCGTAGATGCCGACCCCGTCGGACTGGCGGCCGAGCGTCGAGTCGTCGATCTGCGGGTTGCCGGTTTTGTTGCCGTCAAGCGTCAGGTTTTCGACAACGCAGCCGTCAGCAAGGATTCGCACGCAGGCGTCGTTGACGTGTGACGTAGCCCCGCTAGGGGTCTTGATCGTCGCAGCCCAAGTGCCCGTCAGCGTCGTATTGGGCACCAGCAAGCGGACTGCAGCGACATAAGTTCCGGGCTCGAAATACACGACAGAGCCAGGGGCGAGAGCTGCAAGCGCGGCATTGAGTACATCAGTGCAGTCCGTAGCGCCCGTCGAATCGACGCCGGGAAACGACTTGGCCCTTACGACGACAGAGGCACCGCCGCCGCCGCCAACATCCCAGCCAAGATCCTCCGGAGTCAGTACAGACCCGTCGCGCGGGTCCAAAAGATCAACCCCCTGGGCCGAGGGGCTTGCACCCACCTTGGCCTGATTCGCCGGAAGCATGGCCGGATCGTTGGCCAAAGAGCGGAATTTGCCCGACGCTACCAGTTGCGACGCTCGGCCGGTTTCGACGAAGGCGGAACTTCCAATGCGCCAAACCTGCTGATTGCCGGTAATGGTCACTTCGCTGAAGTTCTGCACGGCGCCGATGTATTCGACGCGGACAGTGGTATCGGGCATGGCTTAGTCCTTGGTCTTGCGGGTGCGGCCAGTGGCCGGCGCGGTGTCTTGGTGGGGCGCTTCGCTGTTTTCGGCCCACCCTTCGGCGATGGCCAGCGCTGCGACTTCTTCGGGCACGTCCTGCTCTCCTTCGTTTAACTCGACGACATCGCAGCCTCGGAAGGCATAGCGGAATGGCTTTGTGATGTTGATATTGGGCATGATGTGCTCCTCACAGCCGGGGCCTAAGCCCCGGCATGCAGCGGTTAGGCCGAGAACTTCAGCAGCTTGATGGCCTCGGAATCGACCACGCAGCCGCCGACGCGCTTGCGAACGTAGAAGCCGACGTAGGGCTTGTTGGTGTAGGGATCGCGAAGCGTCTGCGTACCGATGCGATCCACGATCAGGTAGCCACGGCGGAAGTCTCCGAAGGCGATGGAAAGGGCGTTGGCAGCCTTGGCAGGCATGTCTTCGGCCTCGGTGATGCCGTAGCCGAGCAGAGTGTCGGGCTGGCCAGCCTCTAGGCCAGGACGCCACAGGTAGGAACCGTCAGTGGCCTTGAACTTGCGGATCTCGCCCAGGATGCCCTTGTTCATGACCCAGCGGGCGTTGGTGCGGAAGCCAGCCTTGAGGGCATAGACCACGTCCAGCAGCTTGTCCTGAGGGTTGCTGGCCGCCCAGTCGGCCGCAGCACCCGATACGATGTGCTGCAGCGTGCCGAAGGCGCGAGAGCTGTCTGCCGTGGCCGCAGTGGTGTAGCTCAGGAAGCCCTTGGGCTTCTTGGTGCCATCACCAGACACGAAGGCAGCGCCCTCGACGCGCGAGAACTCGGTCGATACTTCATCGACGATCCACTGTTCGGCGTTGAAAAACACGTCCTCCAGCATCTGCTGGGTGGCCTGCGGGTAGGCATAGAGCTCGCCCATGAACGGCGTCACCTGCGAGAAGCTGGAGCTGTTGGTAGCGGTGCGGGCGTCGTCTTCATCGACCCAGCCGGAAGCCGTGCCGTGAGTGTTGACCAGCTTCTTGTAGTCGCTGGTGGAGACGGTGCGCACGGTTGCGATCTGACGGATCGGGTAGACATCGACAAGCTTGCTCAGGATGTCGCGGTCCAGTTCTTCCGGCACTGCGTAGCCGCCATCACCGTCGGTGGTGATGTTGTAGGCCTTGGCTTGCAGCTCGCCCAGTCCGTCTTCGACGCCCTTGCGCATGAAGCGGGCGAAGGCTTGCTTGTGCTCGGCCTTGAGGGGATCGGCGTCGCCGGCGGCGCCCGGGCGGTTCATCTTTTTTTCGAGTTCCTGGACGGCGCTCTTGAGGTCCGCGATCTTGCCCAGGTCTTCGTTGATCTTGGAAAGTTTGGCTTCAAGCGCTTCGACACCCTTGCCGTCGGCCTTGGCCTTCAGCAGTTCGTCATTGGTACGCTTGAATTCCTCGAAGGCGCTGCCCTGCTTCTGCAGGATCTCCTTGATGGAGTCGAGGCCCGCCGTTTCGCCGATGGCCATGGGCAGCAGGCCGCCAGCCAATGCGAGTTCGGGGGTGACGATCCCCAGGGCTTGGGCCGCGCCGGCGGCGAGCATGCCGACGACGATGAGCAGCACGCGGTTCTTGAGAAGGTGTTTCATGGTTGGATCTCCAGAAATGAAAAAACCCGCCGAAGCGGGTTGTTTTGTCGTGGTGGGTGGGGTGGTCAAAAAACGTTGCGCCTCTTGGCGAGTGCAAGCAGTTCGCCCAGCTCATCGGGATCACCCCGACCATGAAGGGACTTGATACGGCTGACGAACGCCGTGGCTTCGCGGCGCGAGAGCCCGCCTGCATCGCGCAGGTAGGATTCCGCGTCGGAGAGAGATGCGATGGTGTCGATGGACTTGACGCCGGAGACGCGGGCGGCGTCATTGGCGGGGAAGGTGACGAGGGAGACTTCCCACAGGTCGACCTTCTTCAGGGTGCGGATTCCAGTGACGCGGTCGTAGCTGTCGTCACGAGTGACGAAGCCGATTGAGAGGCCAGAGATGGCCCCCATCTTGAGGAGCTCGTAGGCCTCAGCGCCGCGGGCAGTCTTGAGGGCGAGCTTGCCCTCCACGTAGAGGCCGGTCTGGTCTTCGCGGAGAGCGCTATAGACGCCGATCGGTTCGCCGCTGCGGTGCTGCCACAGCAGGGCCGGGGTACGCTGGCTCAGGGACTCGGCAAAGGCGCCGGGGGCAACGACTTCCTTGTAAGAGTCGATGACGCCAAAAACGGAGCCGTACCCAGAAAAAAGGCCGTCTTCGGAGACGGCCTTGATCTTGAACGGTACATCCAATCGGTCATGCATTGCTGGTTCCTCCGGTGTTGGTTCCGGTATTGGTGCCAACGTTGGTGGCGATGGGCAACTGGCTTGCAGGGCCGCCCATGGGGTTGAGGTCTTCAAGTGCGCGCACTTCGTCTTGCGTCATCCAGGCTGGCGCGCCGCCTGCGCCGAGTGCCCGCGAGAAGTATTCGCCGCGGTCTTTGGTGGCGCCGCGC